TCATTTTAAATTCTCTACTTTTCTTAAGTGGGACGTATTTGGGACACAAGTGCCAAAAATACTGTCTATTTGCTTTGCATGTTCAGTTAAATGATTAGGAGCTAGGTGAGCATACCTTCTAACCATATCAACTGATTCCCATCCGCCCATTTCTTGTAATACTGAAAGCGGAACTCCGGACTGAATTAACCAGCTCGCCCATGTGTGGCGCAGATCATGAAAGCGGAAGTTTTCTATTCCAGCTCTTTTTAGTGCCGTCCTCCATGCCGTGTTAGAATCAACTCGCATTTTTCTAACACTTGGCGTTAATGTTCCGTCTGGTCTCTTTTTTGATTCAGTATGAACAAATACCCATTTGTGATGGTTTCCTATTTGCTCCTTAAGAACCTGACAAGCAGTGTCATTTAAAGCAACACCAATTGCTTGGCCTGATTTGCTATCCTCTGGGTTTATCCATGCAACTTTCCTTTGTATATCAATTTGACTCCACTCTAAATTGATAATATTGGATCGCCTTAATCCAGTGGCCAATGCAAATGTAACTACGGATTTCAGTGGTTCAGGGCATTCTTGAATCAGTCTTTTAGCTTCATGATGTTCTAACCACCGAACCCGCTTTTCTCTGATTGTTGGAACTTTGATAACGGGAGATTTTTCTAACCATTTCCAGTCACGTTCAGCAGCTCTTAACAGAGATTTCATGATGGCGAGATGCTTTGCTTTGGTTGCGTTACTGACAGGGACATCAGTAAATGCGGGGATTTCCTTTCCCTTTCTTTTAGCTGATTCCACTTGTTTTTCCCATCTCTCCCTAGCTTTTCTGTTTACCATCTTATTGATAACGGAATATATTTTTGCTTCTGTAATATCCTTAAGTCGGTAACCTTCAAAGTGATCTAACCAAAAAGAAAGCCGACCTTTATCGTCATCCAGTGATTTTTTGTCTGCTTTCTCTTCAATCCATCGAACTATAGCCTCTTCGAAAGTAACATCAGGAAAGTCACCAAGACGTTCTATGCGCCATAACTCGACCTTTCTTGTGTCGTGCAACTCCTGCGCGAGCTTCTTGTCCTCTGTGCCAAGAGATTCCTTGATTCTTTTACCGCTTGGCGTCGTGTAGTTTCCGTACCATATTTTACCTCTTCTGAATAAAGACATGATTTTCCCTCTCGTGTCTCACCAGCGTTCACTGGTATATTGTGAATTGATTTATTAGCTGCCGCAATACATGCAGCTCTCGTAAATAGGTATGGCGAGTTTTTCTTTGATGGATCCTTTCTTGTGTATGCAATCAATCCTAGCTTGCACCAACGAGAGAGAGTGTCTTCTGATATACCAATATATGCGGCAGCTTCTTTTCTTGGCATGGTCATCCCTTCCATTTTACCCTCCTATCCATTCTTCCTTTTATACTGTTCATGATCATCGCCGCAGTCAGTACAGCAGTATGCGCTATTAGGTGCGACCGGTTCTTGGTGGCACCAGATACACATCCCGCTATATGATTTAATTGCTACCTTGCGATTTGATAATGACACTTGAATATATAGTTCGTTTGTTTCATTTGCTGAGTCGATAATGTCCATAATTACGCTTGTCCTGTTTCAATTAAATAAATTAGTAAACATAGTGCTATTAACCCTGAGAATTCAGTAAATGTCATAATTCACCTATGCTATTTTCCATTCATTTAATATTTTATTGCCGATATTTAATAAATAATTTCTATTTACAGTATTAATTATTCTACGAGGAGTTATATAAGGTCGCCATATTAAAAACATAGAACCTTTATTATTTCCGCTAACTGGCTTTTTGTTTCTGCATTAATAAAAGATATTCGACCTCCCGTAATTAATCTTACTTCATCAACTGTTTCTAATGCTGATTCATACCAACCCACAGAAGTATCAGAAGGAACTAACATAACAACAGGCTGTAATTGCTTTTTACATTGCTCAGCGGCTTTATTTACCCATGGCTGAATATCTGAATAGGGCGGATTCACCCAAATAGCCCCGTAGCTTTCCCAATCGCAATTTAACGAGTCGTCTTTTTCGGTGAGGCAATGAGAACAGAGAGCATTATTTTTATCGGCGGCGGCATCTAAATAGAAACCAAATTCAGCGTCCAATGCTGCGAATAAAGGTAGTGGAGTTTGCCATCTGTCACGCAATTCCCTAGGTGTGTGGCTACCTCCGTAATCAGTTTTCATCCTTGTTATCACCTATATTAAAAGGCAATCCATCTGCCTCCATTGGTTTTATGTGAGTAAACGTACAGGGTATAATTACACCACCGAACTCCTGAGCAAACATTAACGCCTGCTTTGCCTGAAGAGAGACATATTGCTTAGGTAGAGCTATTTGATATGTAACACCATCAATTAAAACTAACGTCGTCATTGCTTGAACTTGTTTCATTGATTATTCTCCGTATCCTTCATCATTAAGAATAATTCCATAGCGCCACGGTATAAGCTTTCATGCTCAACCTGACCAACTGAACCATGGCAGCACATCCAGCCACCTGAGTTTTTAATCATCGATATTTCATTCTCAATAATAATTGGCATTGCGTCGGATGGATTATTGCATGGGTCGAAGTATCCATGATGTAAAAATTCACCACCATCAATACCTGCAAAGTAAACCTCTTTTTTATCAGGGCACCAATCATAGCTACCCTTGCCAAGCGCAATGTGAGCAACAGCTAAATTAATCTCGAAATCAGATAGTTCGGTGTATTTATTCACTTTCTAATATCTCCTCTATCATGAGCTTAATATTAACTAAGTCCTGCTTTGTTATTGATATATCCCACGATGGAGATTTTAAATTAAATTTATCCTTTATTGTCGGTTCAATTTCAAAACCTTCTTCCTCGTAGCCTTGTAAGTTCACGCTATATTTATCTTTCATTCCATACATCTCCACAAACAACTTCAACATTCCTCACTGACATTAAATATTCAGCACGTTTATTGCATTCCGATTGCGTGTATATATCTTCCGTTACAGGCACAGCAGAACCCTGTATTAGCATGATTAATACATATCCGATTATTTGCATGGTTATTTACTTTTGAATTAAATCAGCACGAATATATAATGTATCAGTTGGATGAATTCTATCTGCACACCAAGTTACATCATCACTACGTAAATTAACTGGAAATTCAGGTTTATTTTCCTCCTCTGGTTCAGGGTCAACCTGTAGCCATATTAATTCTGGCGCAGTAGGGCAATTAATGCTTTCTGGTAAGTTATTAATTAAGCTCTCTCGTGATGCTTGCCAGCTAATCCACATTAAATCTACATGTTGGTCAGTGTAATTTAATCCGTTATTGGCGCGTTTAAGTTTTGATTCAAATTCTGACGGGTCGCTAAGTTGCTTTATTATCTCTTCAAATTGCTGTCTTGATTTGTCCATCACTCCACCTTTCTATATCCAGCTTTATATAAGCGTTCTGCGTACACATAAGCATAATCCCTAACAACATCAATTAAACCCTCTTCACCAATAGAAATAATATCAGCGATACGTTCTATTTCCCTTTTAGCTATTTCCTTTACGCTTTTCATCTGCCATTTCTTTCGCTAAATCTGAGCAGTCGAAGCAAATGTTTGCCGCCTGACCTTGGATTAAATTATCTTTTCCGACATTGCCACCGCAAAGATTGCAAACATTCTTAGGGTCTGGCTCTGGAAATGTAAATTTCATAAATTGACCATAATGTGTAAAACTATTCATATTCATTCCTCTTCATTGCATCCCTGCGAGTTAAATTAATCTTCCGTTAAATCAATAACATCATCAATAACACTTTGCTTTACTGCGTAATAGCCATCTTCGCCATTGAGTGTTATTTCTTCCGTGTTTGTGTAAATGCTGATAATCGCCTGTTTCAACTTCGCATTTTCTTCTTGTAACTGTTCAATAGTCATATCTATCTCCTGTTTGCATCCTTGCAAATATATCCTTTGGTTAAAGGGGGAGGGTGGTTAGAAGGGTATTTCTTGGTCATCCCAATCTTGAGGAGGTTCACTTTGCGGTGTTTGATTATTCTATGCTTGTTTTGGTGCTTGTGGTTGCTGAGGCTGGCCCCATCCTTGATTCTGCTGTGGCTTCTGGCTTCCTGCCTGATTACCACCGTTACCACCAAAATCTAATTGATCAACGATAATTACTGGTGCTGATTTTTTCTCACCACTCTGGCTTGTCCATTCTTCCATGACGAACTCACCAGTAACTGTAACCTTTATTCCTTTGGTTAGGTGCGGAGGTAACTTTTCAGCTTTAGGGCCAAACATCTTGCAGATAACCCAAGATACTTTTTCGTGCTCTCCGTAGCCTTGTTTCACTGGCAAACTAAAAGATGCAACCGCTTTACCATTTGGCGTCCATCGCTGTTCGCAATCTTTACCTAAATTCCCGCTTGCTGTTATTGTGTTAATTGCCATACACACTCCATTGATTGCCAAATTGAATGCCTAACTTGTTTAATCCCTGATCCATTGCTTCAATAAACTCAGGCACTAATTCGTCGAATTCTTTCATCATTTTTTCGTCACGCTCGACAGGGAAATATGCGATTTCTTTCCCTGGCGGCATGCGTGGGTCAAAATTTGCAAAATGCCAGATATCCTTACCTGTAACCCACATGGAATATTGAACTTGAGCCACATATTCCTTTTTCATTGCATCGATTCCATTCAATGCTAAGTCTATAAATACGTCCGTGTTATTAGGGCACTTAAGCTCCAATCCTGAGCCATCACTGCAAATGCCGTCTGGTGAGCAAGCTATCCGTAGTTGCTCATCTTTAAATATTATTGGCACTTCCTTTGCCGTTAATCCGGTGTAAAACTCGAATGTCATCCTTGCTTCTAATTCGTAGTTTTTACCCCATTCCAGCGTCCTTGCTGATACTTCCTTGTAAACTCCTGTACAGACTTCACCAATAAGGGTGTTTAAATATGTTTTCTTTGTGTCTGTCCATTTTTTCCCTGACTTTGGCTTAGAGATAACCTTCCATGCCTCAGAGGCAGTTACTACACCGAGCCTGATAGACATCCATTCCTCGCTTCCTTGCTCTACTTTGGTTAAATCGATGCCTGTTTTGCTTAGAATGATGTCATTACTAATCATTTTCCTTCTGCCTTTTTCCTTAGCATGTCGATAATGGTATTGGCTTCAAATGCGGTTAATTGCTCCGGATGGGATATTTGGTGGTTGAATTTTTTACTAATGAATGTGAAGAATGCGTCACTCCATTCGCCATTAACTTTAAGCATCAAGTCCGTGATAGCTTTTAGTTGATCCTCGCTTGCTGGCGTTATGTCCTTTGCTTTATTTACTGGCACATCAAAATCATTTCCTTCGCCTGCCTCGGTGTTCACATAATCAATGGCTTGATCTAACCTTTCACGACGAGGCCAGTATTTGCTCGCTCTTTTCACAATTGTTTTACGAGCCATCTCATCCCACCATGTTTTCCATGGGCCATTTCTTGACTTGCTCGTAGCCTCAACAGCCTTTATCTCATCCAATCGCATCTCTTCCGTGAGATAGTCGCCACTTGCCGTTTTCACTGTGCAATAACCACCAATAACACTACCTCTGTCACTAAATGCGTTATATTTGTGGGTTGGCGGGGTGTCTAGGCCATTGGATTCATAAACATCATTTTCATGGACTAACTTGCATTGACCCCATTCGATAGCTTGAGTCACTTGAGCTAGGTGCATGAGGCCCATATAGCTGATATCAAGGCAAACAAAACCCTTTCTTGGTACTAAATACGCCAGCTTACTTGCTGGATTTAATGTAATCCCAATAGCCGCCACGTTAATAATGGCATTCTGAGCACTAGCGGGGTTTTCCATAGCCACTCTTGCTAGCTCGTCATTTCGCTGGAATGCCTGAATTGCAAACTGGCTTTCCTTGGCCCATGTGATTGTTTGATCTGTTAGTGCGTTGCAAAATAATGACTCTTGTTGTTGCACAAACTCAATAATTGACGTGCTCACAATACCTCCTTATCTATCCCAATCTGTATTGCTGTTCTAATTCCATCTAAAACTGCATCAAGTGCTTGGGGGCTAATTTCAAATACCGGATTTAACTTCCTTGCTAAATCCATGCACAGTAGTTCTTCTGGTAGGCTATCCATAACCTCATCAACTGATATTTTCTCTTCCTGAGAATTAACAAACGCTTGTTTTTCCATTTGGCGTTCGTACCAGTCGTTTCTGAGTCCGTATGTGTTGGTAATCACGCAACCCTCCTGAAATACAACTCATTGAGTATCTTCGCGACGACTTCCCCTCGTCCTGAGAGATGAATAGCCGCAGCGAGTGACTTTGCGTCATACTGATTAATGATGTAATCAACGACTTCTGACGGCTCAGGTTGGTAATACTGAGTAAGTTCCCTGAATGATTCTGTTTCAATGCGGACATCGTTAAGATTCTGAAAGGCTATTTCCGTGCCATTATTTCGGTTTCTACTGGTCATATCTGCATAGGTGTAACGTATAGTCAGTGACATATTTTCCTCCCGTAAGCCATCTTCTGTAGTTGACTCGCCAACCGCCAAACATCCTTGTTATTAGTCGAGACGGCTATCCTTGCCGCTTGACGTGCGAGTTGTAAAAAAGGCGTAGTGATACGCACCGCCATGCAATCACGCATAGCGCTGTAATATTTAGTTTTCATTGTTACCTCGCTAGGTGAGCGATAGGGTGGTTATCTGGTGTTGGTGAGGTGGGTATTAGTAGTTCATTGTCATGTGGGGGATTTTATTACTAGCTACTAACTTAATAAATTCAGTTGCTAATTTTTCATCAAATCCGTTACTGACTAACGCCTGTAATGTTTCTTGGTTATACTTGCGACGATGTTCCTTATCAGCCTGACGTTTAGCTTCTTCCTGACGCTTACGCTCTTCCTCTGCTAATCGCGCTTGTTCTGCTTCCTGTGCTTTCTTGCGTTCGGCTTCGATAGCTAATTGCTTCTCGCGTTCTGCCCGTTCCAGTGCTTCTTTAGCATCACGTTCTGCCTTTCCCTTGGCTTCTTTTGCTGCTTGCTCTGCACGTTGAATTGCTTCCTGCTTTTCACGCTCTGCACGTTCAGCAGCTTCTTTTGCTTCACGCTCACGTTTAGCTGCCGCTTCAATTTCTTGCTGTGCTTTGCGCTCAGCTTCAAGCCTTGCCTGTTCCGCAGCTTGTCGCTTCATTTCTTCTTCACGAGCAATGCGTTTGCGTTCTTCTTCAGCTTTGCGTAAATCAAACAGCTCGTTCATTTGCAGAGCCTCTTCATGATCAACTTCGATTTGCTTCTTAAGCGCTTCGGCTTCTTCGCGAGCTTTTTCTTGTGCTTCCCACTCTGTTAGTGGCTTGCGAATATCTGTGCTTAATGCATCTAGTTCGTCACGAAATATCTTACGGCTAGCATCAACTTTTTTAGGTAGTTCTTTTAACTTATCGACAACCGCTTTACCTTCCTTGTCGATATACGTTTTTGTTTGAGCAACTTTGTACGCCAGAGATGCAAAAGCCTTTCGGTTTTTAGCTACTGAGAAATCACTGTCGAGTTCTTTACGCTCTTCTTCTGCAAGAGATTTAATATGCTCTAGCATTTGATTTACTTTTTCTGGTGATGTAAACAAATCTAGCGCTGTAGTTTGTTCAATTACGACTAATTCATTTGCCATTTTCTATGTTCCTTATGTGCGTATTCCTCACTATTAATAGCGATATGAATGATTGAGATGTGGGTTACTGCTGACCGAGGGTGTCATACTCCCTCCGTTATTAACTAATTTTCTGTTGGAATTTTAACGTGACAAAATTCAATCAAATCTCTGGCGAATGCAAGGTCATCACTATTATCATTCCATACCGTATTTCCATTAAGACCATTCAACCCGTCAATTTTATTAAGCCTTCTAAGTTCCAAAAAAATATCTACTAATGAATTTAGTAAAAATGGGCTGTTGGAAACTAAAATTGCATTTCTAAATACATCTTTATGATCAAGTAGGGTGCATACTAATTTTCCATTACTGTTTACTATCTCGAAATTTTCATCGCTGATTTCAATATGCCAGTTACGTTTGACATGCTTGTTATTTTCCACAGTTAGTTACTCCCAAAAGAATTATTAATAACACCTACTACCCATTCGGCATTTTTTATAATGCACTCGAGCTCTTTTGTTTTTGTTTCTGGGTTGTCATCAACAATCTTCTTTAGTTTATTTAGTAGTTTAGATGTAATATTTAAAGTGTCATGTGAGGACATAATCATGTGACAACCATCTAATCCAGCAATAGATATGTTTACAGAAACAATCTCCTTATCTATGTCATTTTGAACTATATGGAAAGATTCAGTATCGGCAAAACAATCATCTATTTTCCACTTGTACCCCCACACTGAGAACCCCTCGCATACTCTAATGTTGTTTTTTCTGTCTATGCGAAACATATCTCTATCTCCTATCTATTAATCAACTCACCACAGCCCACAGAATGGACTGTAATTAGTTAACTGTGCCTGCTTTTAGCCACGTCAGGCGAGGTGGTTCTCGTGTACCCCTACATCGAGAAATCGGCTATAATCCACTTACCCCTACAGAATAAGAGATTATCAACCATGCCGAATTGGATTGAGGCAGTGATTGCCTATTTAAAACAAAACACATCATTGAGGTTCAATATGTTTTGGTTGTTATCTTGGTTTGCGTTATTAATATTTACTCCCATTGGATATATTGAATTTATTAACTCAAAACTTCTTCAGTGGGATAATCCATATATAGTGTCGTCACTGTTTTTTGTTCCAGTGAGTTACTTTATTTCATATTTTTTTAAGTTATTCATTAAGTTATGTATTTACTTAAATAGAGCGTTAACACAAGTAAGATTAAATAAAAAAAAGAAAAACAATATTAATAATGTCACCGACAAAGAAGCTTCGATTATTGCAATCTTTGCAGAAATAGGTCTGGATAGCGAATTGTCTTTTGATTCAATGAATGAAAAAGGTGTCATCGAATTATTTAATAAAGGAATAATCGAACCAATTAAAGGTGATTATATTAACGAGCCTAAGTGCAAATATAGGATTACTAGCAATTACCTTAAAGATATAGAATATGCCTTAGTAAATAACACTAAAATACGTAAAGCATATGAAGAGGTAAGGTAAGCCCATCCATGGACTTTATCTCGCCGTCACCCCGAACTCACTGCTCGGCTGTTTTTTCAGTTTTAATGTTTTGCGTGTATCTGGTGCTGATTTGAGTATTAGTACCAAGTTAGCTATCGGGCAGTCCGTGCCGTTATATGCCGTATGAGGCTTATTTCTACGCTCGGCAATCCATGCCTTACGTCGCCTTTCCTGTCGTTTCTTAGAGTTCATGCTGTCCTCCTGTTTACTCACCATAGGTCACTCATTGAATGACCTATAATTAGTATTCTTGCGCTTGCATACCTAACACCTGCCAGTGTTGCCTATTCCTATCTGTAATCACTCTCGTGCAGTAGTAACATTCTCACTAACCAGATCGTGCCTAGTGATACGTCGCATTTTTGCGTAAGGGTCTAAACAGGGTAGGTATGCTATTTCGACTTTCCAAATTGTTAAAGAACATTAGGCTGTATTTCATGTTGCTTGCCTTTGATGAGTTATATTTAAAACTATAGTTGTTTTATTGTCAACAACCAAAGTTGTTCGTAGTTGTGTTTTTATATTGGTTTGGTTTTATTTGGTTGTTTTTGTTGGTAATTTATTTTCAAATAAATCTCAGTTTGGAACTCAGATCACTTCTTTGGCGGGGAGAGGACACAAAAAAGCCCTCGCGGGGAGGGCTCTTTGCTAGTTAATTTACTACTTAAGCAATGCTATTACTGCGGGTATGATGGCTGCTACCGCTATAGCAATACCAATCATCCATTGAGTGCGAGTAGATGCTGTTTTTTGGTTTTCATAACGTTCATCTAATTTTACATCAAGCACGGAAAGAGTGGTTATAATTTTACCCATTTGGGCGTTTTGCTCTTCACGCCAGTGAGCCATTTCCTCGCGCATACCAGAGGCTATGGCCTGTATTTCGGCTTTGTTTTGAGCTAGTTTTGCATCTAGTTCTTCTCTGGTCATGTCAATATCCTCACTTAAATCTATATCCTTTTCTTGAGCAGTATATCCACCATTTTTTTGTTTATCAAATGAACAAGAAAAATCAGATCCTGATACCAAACTAACTTTAAACCTTTTGGCATCTGAAAGGTCTATTATATTACTCATCACGTTCGTTCTTTATTATAAAAAAGGTTGAGGATGAATGTATTTCGATTTCACAGTTATTTTCTTCATCTACATCATAAAGGATGCTATCTGCTTGATATAAGCCACAGGCTGTTAACTCAACATTTTCCATATCGATATTAAAACCACCTTCGATGTATTTTTTATCATAGTTTTTGGTGGTTATAGTAACTGAAAAAGCCTCAGTTAGAGGATTGATAAACCCTCTTGTTTCTCCAGCTTTAACTGATATATCAATTGGCTTTATAAAAACTTTGAATTGGTAACTATGATCTGGTTTTAACCCAACAAGGCCAACATAGAATTTAAGGTCAATCGTTTGGGCTGTTGGTGAAGCATAAATGCTAGTTACGGGAACTAGCTTATCATTTTTCTCACTAAATGGAGTTATAAAGCTAATCTTTTCATATCGCTCTATTTTTTCTTTATTAGTCATTACATTCACCATTAATTATTCGCCTGTTTACTTATTAATTACCCACACCCTAAAACGTGTCGTCAGGCCATTGGGTTAGCCGTGGAATTTATAAGTAATAGACTGGCTAACTAGCACCTTAGCGCATATATAAAGCCCATTAAGAGCATCTTCGTCTAGATACCAAGTTTCATATCTAGGGTTGTCAGATATAACTGCTAGGCGCTTATACTGTTTCTGCAATCGCTTTATGTAGAGCTGGTTATCCAATACGAACACATAAATCCCGTCACCATCAAAAAAGTTTGTGGTTATATCTACGAATATCTGATCCCTAGGTTCGAACGTTTCAGCCATTGAATCACCTTTTACAGTGATCATCTTTATCGTATTTGAAGGTCTTCCACCGAATAATCTTTTTGCTTCATCCGCTGAGTACTCAATAGCCGTGATAGTCTCTATAAAATCATCGATAACCATCACGCCAGCACCTGCACTCGCTTCTACGTCTAGTATTTCAACCTTATAAACATTACTAATACCACCCCCTTCATCCGAGTGCGTACCAGTACTTATGTTGCTGATTTCCGAACTATGGATAACAGGAATAGTTGGCTCTTCGCCATTACCAGACGACAACCATTCAGGAGAGACTCTCAGAACTTTAGCTATTTCTATTAATTTCGTTGAATTTTGTGCATTTCCAACCTCAATCTTTTGAATTGCAGCCTGTGATATACCAACTGCCTCGCCTAGTTCTTTTTGAGATAAGCCCGACAATTTGCGAGCCTTTTTTAATCGTTGTGCAAGAGTAGTTTTCATAGTCTTAAATATACAACCGCAGTTGTTGGTATTCAAACAAATATAGTTGTTGATTAAAAACAACTAAGGTTTTATTATATAAAAATAAACAACGGAGGTTTTTTATGAACGAAGCAATTAAAACCGCCATTGATATTGTAGGGACACAAAAAAAACTAGGTGAAGCATGTGGCATAACACAGCAAGCAGTTTTTAAGTGGCTACATAACAAGGCAAAAGTATCGCCTGAACATATCCCATTAATTGTTAAGGCTACAAATGGTCAAGTTAAAGGGAAAGACATACGCCCAGACTTACCGCACTTATGGGATTTAGGGAAGCAATACTGGTAACACCATCGCTCTTTAACAATTAATCCGCACATGCATCGTGTGCACACTCAACTCACAGGATCGTGAGTCACGGACTAACTGTATCTAAAAGGACTATAGACTATGGAAAATGCAAAAAATATCAAAGTAGAGTGCTCATCAAACGAATTGATGACGTTTTACATTCAACAAATGTATTCAGTCGGTAATAACGGACTAGCTAAGGCGCTAGGAATACACCCATCAAAATCCAGTCGAGATAAAGCCAGAATATTCGATTTAGCTTGCCAGTTGGTGAGTAAGTTCGGATTACCCCCTGACTCTGTAAATATCAGCGATAAGCCAACGAAGGTTGTTCTTGAAGGTGATTATGCAGAAAGGGTTATTCAGGCTATTGAGGGGAAGGGAAAGATTAAAAGAAAAGCCCCAGCGGTCACTGAGGCTTCTCAACAAATGGACTTAACCATTTAACTTAACAAATACACTGTATCAATAACCAGTATTAAAGGGAAGCTGATTTTGAGTTTCCCTTTTGCTGATACAGCTTATGAATAAGGAAATTATACCATGAAGAAGAAAGTTAATCATTGGTTTAATCGTCACGAAGTGCATAAAAACATCATGCGAGATAAGACGTTACGAGAAGTGACACCGTTAGGAAGTAAACGTCTAAAGGAAGCATTCGAAGATGCAAAATTGAGAAATGAGCATCGTGAGAAATTACTAGGAGGATCGCATGAGTAATGTTGCATCGTACAAATTAAGAGCCAAGAAACTATTGCCTGAATTACCAGAAGAAGATGGATTTACATTCATACCAAATAAATTTCTTGATGATTTATTGAAGGAAGATTTTTCAGTTGATCAAATTAATGAAATTTTGAGTGTTTTCAAAAGGAAGGTGCTTAATGGCTAGCTTGGCAGAGAACAATGTCGTTCAGTTGAGGCCTCAGGTTATCAACTTGGAGGAAAGAGTGGCTAGAGTCGAGGATGGTTACACAAAACTAGCCAATGAACTTTACGAAGAATTAATTGGCGCAAACCTAACAAAGAATCAGGCAAAAGTTGCTCATGCTATTTGCAGGAAAACTTATGGGTTTAATAAGAAAACAGACCGCATATCAGACAGTCAGTTGGCGGAGTTAACTAGACTACCAAGACAGAAAGTTAACAAGGCAAAAAATGAGCTTATCGCTATGAAAGTTATAGTGAAAGTTGGTATGGCGATAGGGCCCAATAAAAACCTAACTGAGTGGGATATTCCTGACTGTCACCAAAACGGTGTCATTGTCACCAAAACAGTGACAAAAAGTGTCACCAAAAGAGTGACAGCGCTGTCACCAAAACAGGGACACACAAAAGAAACTATTACAAAAGAAAAGAAAGAAAAGATCCCCCTTACCCCCATTGGGGAAGATATCGCTCTAGAAATTCTCGATTATTTTAATCAGCTAACCAATTCTAAATTTCAATCTACGGAACCCATCCTAAAAGCGCTTAATACCATCAAAGCTAAAGGCGAATGCTACACAGCTGATGAAATTAAACTTGTGATGGAGTGGGCTGTTAAGACTTGGACTAAAGGGAAGGACTTAAAACCTCAGAACTTGTGTCGAATGACTCGCTTCGATGGCTACCTTTCAGACGCTCTCAAGTGGAAAAACCGAGACGGTATCAATCCTGTCGATTGTCCTCATGAGGAATTAATCAAAATCTGGAACAAATACGTTCCTGAAAGAGCCATTGATTTTCATGAGTGGACATCACGCAGACCTGCCTACAAAGATTTGGAGGCTGTCTGGAATGGAAAAACTAACAAGGGGCAGTGGCGTGAAGTAAAACATATGGACACCTGCTTCAAGCTGATATCGCAATCAAGTTTATTCACTGGCTTACAAGACAAGGGATGGTTAACTCTTGACTGGATCTTAACACCGACAAGATGGTCGCAAACCTACGAACAAGCCAAACGAGAATATACCGAACGGAAAAAAGGGATTGTTTAATGGAAAATAAATTCACGGATTATTACTCAGAGCAGGCTGTCATTGGCGGAATACTGATTGCCACATCTGAAACAGAAGAAATTGCTATCTCAGCGATTGAAAGTTTAGTTGCTGACGATTTCACATCATCGGCTCACAAAACCATATTTAAAGCCATGCAAAGCCTTGTTAGAAATGGCTCTAAGGTAGATTTGGTTTTACTGAATGGAGAAATTGAACAGCAAGGTAATTCAGATATTACTGGCGGGTTCGGCTATCTTGCTGAATGCACGAAAAACACATCAAGCATTCAAATGTTACCCGGTTATGTTCAGAAGATTAAGGATCTAACCACGGCAAGAAAAACGCTTGCTGTTCTCAATGAAGGTATTGCGAAGATTAGCTCATCAAACGTTAGCAACCTTGTTGATGTTGTTGGTGAGGTCCAATCCTCAATCTCATCAATGGACACAGGTAGTGTTGTTGAAACACAGCACATCATGGACGGAGTGAACGAGTCGATAAACATTCTTGAATCGATGATCAACGGTGATATCTGGAAATATAAAACTCAGTTTGGCTTACCTGATATCGATAAGGCATTTGGTGGATTTAACAATACTGACTTGATTGTTGTTGGTGGTCGTCCTGGTATGGGTAAAACCATGTTCAGTACAGCAATTTCAAAAGCAATCGGATTGAAGCAAAAGAAACCCGTTGTTTTTTATAGTCTTGAAATGCCCTCGTGGCAGATATCAGAACGCATTTCATTTCATCACGCGGGGGTTAATAAGCAAGACTTACTCGGTGATGATAAATCGAAAATCAACATGGATGAGGCTTGGGCTAAGTTATCTCATGCGCTTGCTGACATTCAGGAATCACCGATTTATATCAATGACCGACCATCAATGAGCATTCATGAAATACGTGCTGACGCTAGAAAGATGCACAAAAAAACGGGTGGTTTAGGTGTCATTATCGTTGACTACTTGCAGAAAATGAAAATGACCAATCCTGAAAATATGAATCAGTCAGTAGGTGAAATTGCGACAGGATTAAAAAACCTAGCGAAAGAACTTAAATGTCCCGTAGTCGCACTTGCTCAATTAAACCGTAACTTAGAACAACGCACCAATAAGCGCCCCGTTAATGCTGATTTGAGAGAGTCTGGAGTTATCGAACAAGAGGCTGACGTTATCTTCATGATTTATCGTGATGAAAAATATCATCCCGACACCAATCTGAAAGGTATCACTGAGGTTATTTGCACGAAATCACGACACGCACCCGGTGCAGAAAAAACATATTACTTCACTAATGCTCGCGGTGGTTTAGATCAGGCGGTATTGAGCAATATAAACAGCGACTACGTAGATGAAGAAATTGAGTGTTAACACACAAGAGGATTTTTATATGGAATATTTACGAGATATTTTAGGCACATTGTTTTTCATGCTAGTACCGATTACTGGATTTTTATCTGTTGCATTTCTGATGTATCACGAAAAATCAGGTTGGGGATGGTTACTTTTAGCAGTGGTTGCCATATCAGGAAGTTTAAAAATTAGTTATGGCGATTAAGCGAGGTGTTGAGTGATGAAAGGAACAGAATTTAAAAAGTTGATGTGGCTCTACGCTGATGAGGCAATGATACGCAAGCGTAGATATGTGAGGGGCGGGAAAAAGACAGCGGACCGCAATCGAAAAATGCACAAACCATATCGTTGTGAAAAGGTTATGAATCGCCTTTTAAGAATTGATTCTGATGCGTTTGTTAAAAGACTAAACCGAAAGGAGGCATCTAATGCAGGGAGCTAATTGGGTTAATAGAGAACTAGAGTTACCAAAACTTAATGAGATGTGTTTAGTAGCGGTTTCTGGCGAAATAGAAAGACGTATTGTTTATCTATCTCACAGCGAGTTAGAAGATGAAAATACAGACACATTAGCGTGGTTCGACAGCATTGAAGATAGTGAGACACCACTATACTCGTTTGATTACTGGATGTATTTAGACAGCATACCAATACCAGAGGGTGAATGATGATAGAGAATAAAAAAGGGAAAATTAATCACTTTATCTTAAAGTGCCAATTGCTGAAATTCACAGGGCATTATGCAGACAGTGATTATATGGAAAGTATCGCTAGTGAAATTCTAGATAAATACGATATCTATGAAAAGAAACAGTATCGAGAAACTACACTAATTCAGAGAATTAATCATATCTGGGTAATTCCAATTTTTATGATTTGCATTATTCCGCAATGGCTAATCACTGGCAGTACGGGTGTTAGGTCATCAAGTAGAGTAGGCAAGTTGGTTAACTGGCTGATTGGCAGACCATAGTAGCATGGAACAGGAGAGCTAACAGTGAGTAATGGAATAATACATATCAGCCGTTATCGGATGTATCGGCTCAGATTAAATGACGGGCGATATATTTATATGTCATGGCACCCATATTGCGGTCCTACTATTTTCAAAGATAAATATGAAACCCGATGGATTGAGAATTGGTACGAAGACGAGCAAATAGTTGACGCTGTCAATTGGTTCGTAAACCGAGGGAAGAAAGCATAGGAGGCTAACTTGGAAGCAGATTTTCTCTTCCACGAATCAACCAAAAATACCGCATGGCAACACCTCAAAGAAGTTCTAGCAACAAACCAACCACACCGAATCATTATCAAGCCTTGGAAAAACAAGCGTTCATTATCTCAGAATTCCACTTTTCATTTGTGGTGCTCAGAGATAAGCAAATATCTATGTAAGAACAACGCCAATTACACACCGGAAACCGTTAAGGAAATGCTTAAGCATACATTCCTAGGTTACGAGGTGGTCGATATGGTTGACGTTACTACACAGCTTACAGAGCGCGTAAGGACACTTCGGAAAACATCAAAGCTTGATACAGGTGAAATGTTCCACTTCATGGAGCAGGTTGAACGCTGGGCGGTAGGTATAGGTTGTTTCGTGACGATACCTGATAACAGTGAGTATATGAAATTGAAAAGGAAACAGGAAAAATGAACTGCCAGTCATGCAATAGACAGCTAACAGATGAGGAAGTTTACGTGTGTAGCCAGTGTGCTGATGAATACGCTCATTTGGAAGTGATGGATAAAATCAAAGGAGAGGGAGATGCAGAAGCTAAGGCGACGGCGCTGTAAAATATGCCGAGAATGGTTTCACCCTAAATACAGTAACATTTGGTGGTGTTGTCCAGAACATGGAGCAGAGCTGGCGATAAAGCGAAGAAACAAGGAGAAAGAAAAAGCATTAGCGAAACGTAAAAAGGAGCAAAGAGAAGAGGAAGTTAAAGCAAAAGACAAACTCAAAGCCCGCAAGTTAGCAGTAAAACCCCTCTCATATTTCACCAAGCAAGCACAGACCGCATTCAACGCATTTATCAGAGAAAGAGACAAAGACGAGCCTTGTATCTCATGTGGGCGTTTTCACGAAGGTCAGTATCACGCAGGACACTATCGAACAATCGGTGCTAATCCAGAACTTAGGTTCGATGAAGATAACTGCCATAAGCAATGCGCCCCATGCAATAACCATCTATCGGGAAATATCGAAAATTACACACCTCGACTAATAGAGAAAATTGGTCAAGAACGTTTCGATCGCCTGATGGGTTCTCATAAATTGCCGAAGTGGAAGCGCGAGGATTATGAGCGGATACGTGATCACTACCGAGCCAAGTTAAAGGAGTTGAAGAATGACTCCTGATGCATGGTTTGCAGTTATAACTTGGGGGATTTTATTGTTTGTTTGGATTCCTTACAACTACCTCAGGTATAGGCGAAATATACGGATAGCAAAAGCAAAAAGAAGAGCTTACATATTCGCATCTAAGTATAGAACGGTAAAGGAGCTGAAAGATGTTCACTGACTTAATCGCAGCTATTGAAGAAGCAAGATATTTAAAATCTCAATCTGGCGGTCGAGTTAACTTCTGTGTAATCCAGATTGCTGAATGCATGGAAGTATTATGCGGGCTGATGGACGGTGTCAGGGTTTTATATACAACTGCGAATGATGATTATCACACAGTATTACCGGAGGCGAGATGAGGGAATATAAGCCAGATATTTATAGGTATGTAGCAGACTCACCTCGAAAATCATATTTGGGCAAGGCAAGGAGATTAACTCCGTCACAAGATAGATGGGTAAGAGCAATCATATCTCTGTGGGCTGGAGAAATGAAAGATGATAGTTATCTTGGGCTGTCTTGGGGATCTGGAAGCATCTGGCGATTTGTTACTGGATGGTCAGGAGAAAATATAGAACGCTTCACCAAGGTATTTGAACAACTAAAGAAGGAAGGTTACACAGGAAGTGAACTTGAAGAAAAAGCCAAATCAATATTATTTCCAAAGCAATCACTCAGCAACATGTTTCAGCGCGCCAACGATGTAGATGAAGCTGATTTTGTAGAGAAAGCAATATTGAAAGCGTTCGACAAGTCCAATCCTGTTTATGTTGTTGCTACCGATTACTATCTTGGCAGAAATACGATGCAAACACTCGCAAATTACATTCAACAACAAATAGCACCTTGGCTCACCACTAAGCAGTGTATTGATCGTGTCCGTTGGTGCATTACATTATTTAATGCGAAGTTATATATGGTGCTACAAGATGAAATAGCGAGAGAGCGCTCACAGCTTGGAGTTGAATATAAAAATATTTCTGAAATTACTTGAAAATAAGTTATGAATGTGTATATTTAGTGTATGCTCGCTCGTAAAAGCAAAGAGCAGATAGATAGATTAAAGAGGGTAAGAGATTACCTGCTGATTACGGGCTGAAAAGTTCCGATTCAAGACCTCGCTTCGGCGGGGTTTTTTGTTATCTGGAGTTTATATGTATGACGAATTCGACGGATTCTAAATATCCAACTAGGTCTGACTTAGCTAAAGCCAACCCTTACACTGAGCGCGATAAATTGTCAGAAGAAGAGCGTGAAGAGAGTCGTCGGAAGTTTAATGATTCTCTATTTTTCGGTAATGGGTATTTCAAACTTTAATTCCCCCGACTTCTAGGGTGTTACCTTCATTGATGAGGGTAGCATAGTTTAAGTTATTGATATTGTTCCGTTATGGGAATTCACATAACGATATTTCACATGTTCGGAATAACCGAACAACTCATTTTGAAGATCGCTTAGGCGGTCTTTTTTCGTATATGCCGACCACAGAACAATTACCCTCGTTATCACGTTCACACAAGAGCTGTGAGTCGGCGTTCTATTAACTAATCAGGACTACATATATGCAAGAGCCGTTAACAGGCACAGCAACCGCCTCGTTAGCGGGTGTCTCTATTGTAGGTCTCTATTCAGGTATGGATGCAGGCGTTGTTATCGGTGCGTTCGCAGGGGCGGTGATATTTGTATTGTCTGCTCATGATATCCGGCTGTTAAAGCGATGGGCATATTTCACGGTTGCATTTGCTATCGGGATATTAGGCGCTGATTTCATGTCGTCACTACTGAGTGGCATTGTTGGAGATAGAGAGGTTGATCGCTCTGTTGGCGCTATGTTCTCATCGGCTGGTTTGGTTGGTGTTTTGGTAACAATATCTAAACCCGGTGCTCTCACAGATAGTATCAACAACGTTATTAACAACCTGATAGATAAATTCAGAGGAGGTGGAAGATGACCATCTCAATGTTTTGGATTTACGTCAATTTTTTCTCATGCTTATTCGCTGTTATTCGCCTTGTTAACTATGAGCGTAACGGCGCTAAATACAAATTCTTTCCGTCACTTATAGCATGGGTTCTCATTGTTATGCTGGGTTCTATCCCACTACGCATATTAACGAATGACTACGCCCATGCAGATCCATTTGAAGTCGGAATCAATATCACGCTATGCGCACTAATAATTCTTAGTCGTGGGAATGTGATGCAAATATTTAGAGGGGTTAGTAAAAATGGCTAGACCAGCACGCGGTGAGCGCAATAACAATCCTGGCAACATTCGACACGGCTCAAAATGGCAAGGGCTATCCGCACAGCAAACAGATCCGAGCTTCTGCCAATTTGTGTCACCTGAATATGGCATAAGGGCAATCTATAAATTACTGCAGACGTACCAAAATAAATACGGATTATGTTCTATCCGTGAAATTATTAATCGCTACGCCCCACCAAAAGAAAATAATACCGAGGGTTACATTCAGCGAGTCGCGAAAGAATTGAATGTAAGCACGGAAGATTGTGTATCAGTAAGCAAAAAAGAAGTTGCTATCGCATTAGCTACGGCAATTGTTGGTGTTGAGTTAGGTTATCAGCCATACAGTCAGAAAGTCTTTGAAGATGCTTGGTTGTTGTTATGAGTAAATTAAAACCTTGGTTTCCAGTAATTTTGTGGGGAGCAATGTTGTTATTCTCAATGTTATCTATGAAAGAAGTCATTGAACTGAGTAAAGAAAATAAATCACTCACCGAGCAACTCTCACGCCAAAACTCAATCACAGAAAATGCCAACCGAACATTCAGGATTATCAACAATGTATCATCACTTAATAGCGAAGAGCGGAATAGGTCAGCCGTGGATTCTGAAAAAGTTAAAACGGTTATCAAAACTGTTCTTGTCAATAATGATTGCGCCAATACTACTATTCCTAGTGACGCTCTTATCAGGATGCACGACTATTCAGAAAGAATACGTGCCAGTGGAGCACATAGCGATACCGACACACCTAACCGCTGATTGTCTATTGCCATACATACCAGAGCAAATGACATGGGGAGAATCGTTAATGTTAAACATCTCCCTGTTATCGGTTATTGAGCAATGTAATTCAGATAAGAAAGCAATACGGGAAATTGAACAACAACGACAGGTGATGAAATAAAAAAGCCCAGCATGGGAGGCTGGGCAATACTAACAAGATATCAATTAAAGTGTAGCGATAGCTACTTAGTATAGCTTAAGTAAATATATATATCAGCAATTAGATAAGTCGTTTATCCATTAAGGAGAGTGATCATATCTTGACTGCTAGGAACAGACTAGAAGTGGCTTGGCAGTGTATCGCTAAGCTGCGAACTCTACGCATTTCATTCTGTGCATTCACCGCGCAATTAAAAACACTCACAGAACCTTACAGAAAGTCGAACCTGAGAAAAACCGTTAATGGTGTTTTCTGTGGGGCGGTTATTTCTGGTGAACAGGTTCGCTTTTCTATAAGGATTTACACCATGAGCAAATCATTAGTTTTCAAAGGTAATGAAATTACTCCATTTGATAATGGTGATAATAAGATTTGGTTTACCAGCTCTCAGATGGCTAAGCTACTCGAATACAAAAATGAGAAGTCAGTAACCAATCTATATAACGCCAACAAAGACGAGTTTTCTGATGATATGACAATGGTCACTGAAACAATGACCAATGGAATAAACAACAACTTACGTAAGAAAAAGGTCAGGATCTTCTCTGTTAGAGGTGCACATCTAATCGGAATGTTAGCTAATACAGATGTAGCGAAATCCTTGCGTCGATGGTTACTTGATCTAGCTGAAAAAGAGTCAAAACCACAAACAGGGTTAGCAAACCTTGACATGAATGAGCTTAAAACCCTGACTATCAATGAGATGCAAAATAGATTAGTAGCAGCCGATAACTGGTCGTTCGAGAACTTTGGCAGGAAAGGTAGTGACTTAATGAATTTACGCAAGCGTCACTTAAAGAAAATACGCAAAGCGAAGAAGGCAATTAAAGAACTATCACAATTAACCTTGCCTGATATGGGCGAATTTCCAGATGGAGAAGAGCCAGCATGAACCACGAACAATTCATAGAGCAGAACGTACTAGCCGAGTTAAAAAAGCTCGGCTTTTCTTTACCTGTTTGTCGTAGAGCAAGTTACATGGCGGTAGATCATTATCGCCGAAGCTCTCAAGCAAGTAGAAAAGGGCGAATGTTTGACGACTGCTTACATATTGCCAAAGTGTGGGCGAGTAAGTTCGCTAAGGAGAAAGTATGACCAAACAAGAAAAAGCAAACTTATCCATTCTCTATCGTCAATTACAGCAATCACTTGAATACTTACACTGTGGAAGAGTTGATGATGGGAGAATAGTTGCTGAAATCGTCGAGCGCGAGTTAGGCAAGTTAGTCAACAAACAGAAAACCAAATAGGCCCTAGCGGCCTTTTTTATTTAAGGAATGGATATGGCTAAAAGACCAGATTGGGGGGCCATCGAGTCGGCTTACCGAGCTGGCGTGATGTCCATAAGGGAAATAGCCTCTCAATACGAGATAACCCATCAGGCGATAAGTAAGCGTGCCAAGAAAGAAGGATGGGAGCGAGATTTAAAGGCAAAGGTTAAGGCTAGGGCTGAAAACTTGGTTGCCAAAAGGGAGGTTGCCAGTCTGGTTGCCACCGAAAAGGCTATTTCAGAACGGCAACTTATTGAGGCTAATGCCGAGGTTATCGCTAATGTCCGCATGGAGCATAGAGGCGATATTCGAAGGGCTAGAGAATTAACCAACAACTTATTTGATGAACTATCTGCTGAATGTGCTGATGTGCCAGCCTTAAGAAAACTTGGCGAGTTAATGTTTAGTCCTGATGATAACGGACGCGATAAACTCAATGAAATTTATCATTCAATCATATCTCTCCCTGAGCGCGTTAAGTCAGCCAAAGCATTAAGTGAAACACTCAAAAACTTGGTTGGGCTTGAGCGTCAAGCATACGGCCTTGATGATGTTCAGCCGAATAAGACAGCTAGTCAGCTATCAGAACTAATGGACGACTTATCTAAGGAATAATCATGAAGCCAGAACATCTTGCATTATTAAGAGATAAGCTCTGGCGATTGAATCACCTCTACTGGATCACAAACAAAGAAGGTAAGCCAGTTCGATTTAAAATGACGCCTGAGCAACTCGAATATTTTGAAGGGATGCACACGCGAAACATTATCCTGAAAGCTCGTCAGCTTGGCTTTACTACAGAAGTCTGCATTATCCAATTAGACGCAGCGTTATTTGAGGCGGCTAAATGTGCATTGATAGCCCACACACTTAACGATGCTAAGCGACTATTCAGGGAAAAGATAAAGTATGCCTACGACAAGCTACCCGATGAAATCAAAGCGGCTAACCCAGCGAGTAATGATGCGGCTGGTGAGTTGGTGTTTAGCAAAGGCGGGTCACTTTATATCAGCACGTCATTTCGTGGCGGTACGCTCCGCTATTTGCACGTTTCTGAGTTCGGTAAGATATGTGCTAAGTATCCAGAGAAAGCCCGTGAGATTGTCACTGGCGCATTTGAGGCGGTATCAAGCGATTGTTTCACGACGATTGAAAGCACAGCGGAGGGTCGAGCAGGTTATTTCTTCGATTATTGCCAGTCTGCTGAGAAAGCGCAAATTCAGAATAAGACTCTCTCTAACCTAGACTGGAAGTTCTTTTTCTTCTCATGGTGGAAGAATCCAGAGTATGTCATCAACCCTGTTGAGCCATTACCGCAACGGTTAGTTGATTATTTCGATGAGATAGCCAGCAAACATGGTGTTCAATTAAACGAGCGTCAAAAAGCATGGTATTACGCCAAAGAGAAAACGCTTGGCGACGATATGAAGCGGGAATACCCGTCAATACCGTCTGAGGCATTCCAACAATCGGTTGAAGGCGCTTACTACGCTAAGCAATTCCGCTACCTGTACGAAAATAAACGCATTGGCACACTTCCTGATAACTCGCACTTACCGGTTCACACGTACTGGGATATTGGTGTGGGTGACTCAACGTCAATTTGGTTTATTCGTGAAGTGGGCGAAGAGTTCCACATTATAGACCACTACTCAAACAGTGGTGAAGGTCTACGGCACTACATGAAAGTGTTAAAAGACAAAGGCTACACATATGCAAGTCACAATGGCCCTCATGATATCGATAACCGTGAGTTTGGTTCAGATGCAAAATCACGACGTGAATTAGCGCGTGAAGGGTACGAAATCGACGGACAAATTTACTCAATACGATTTGAAGTGGTACCAAAGCTTTCAGTCGATGAAGGTATCGAGGCAGTACGTGAAATTCTGCCACTTTGCGTGTTTGATGAGCATAAATGTAGTGAAGGCATTGCTCATCTAGAAGCTTATCGCAAAGAGTGGGATGACAAGCGGGGCTGTTGGAAAGATAAACCGCTTCACGATTACACGTCACATGATGCTGATGGGTTTAGGTATTTTGCGGTGAGTAGAAGAAATACTAAACGATTGACTAAGAAAATAGAATTTAACTGGAATTAACATGAATACAAACGTTGATTATAAGCATCCAGCTTACAATGAGTTTTTGCCTGAATGGGACATGATCGGCGATTGTGTTGATGGCGAGCGAGTTGTTAAAAGCAAAAAAGAGAAATATCTCCCTCATCCAGCAGATAACGAAGGTGAAGATGATAAGGGTAATGAGCGTTATAAGCGCTATTTAGCTAGAGCATCATTTCTGAATGCCACGGGTAGGACACTTAGTGGTTTGCTTGGTATTGCTTTCAGTAAGCCAGTAAAGATTAGTATTAGTGGTGATGTTGAGTATTTAGAAACTGATATTGACGGTCAAGGTCAGCCACTTACTCAAATGGTAAGGGATGCTTTGTCGCAAAACTTACAACGTGGTCGAGCAGGTTTATTAAGTGATTTTAGTGGCTCAGGTATTCAGTCAGAGGCTAATAAAGGTCGCTCCTATATTCGGTTGTTTACAGCAAAAGAAATTATTAATTGGCGTGTAACGAACGGGAAAACATCCCTCGTTGTTCTCAAATATCAAGAGCCAGTAGATACAGATGATTTTGAACTGCAAATGCAGAATAAATGGATTGAATTAAGGCTTGTTAACAATGTAGCTTGCTCTCGTCGCTGGTATGAAGATGGAGATATAAAAGTTACAGAGTGGGTTGTATTAAAGGATGCGCAAGGCATTCCATTAAAGGAGCTTCCTTGGTCATGGATTGGCTCAATGAATAACGATCACACCCCTGACGCCCCTCCTCTTGCTGATATTGCATATGTGAATATCAAACATTACCAGGCTGAAGCTGATATTGCAGAGTCTGCACATACCGTCGGACAACCAATGGTCGCATTAACGGGGCTTACAGACGATTGGGTTAAAAACTATATGTCTGATGGATTTACTGTTGGCTCGCGTAAAGGGGTGCTACTACCGCAAGGTGGTGACATGAAGTTTGCACAGCCCGAAGATAGGAATATTCAGATAACCCTAGCCGAGCGCAGAGAAAAGCAGATGGCAATGCTGGGCGCTAAGTTAGTCGAGCGCGGAACATCAGCAAGAACAGCAACTCAGGCGCAGGATGAGGCTCAAACAGATAATTCAGTGCTTTCATTATGTTCCGGAAACGTCGAACAGGCCGTTAACCGAGCACTTAATTTCTGCATTCAGTTTGAGGGGGGTGGTGAGGCGACTATTGAGCTAAATAAAGTTTACGACATTGCTAAATTAGATTCTCAAGCAATTACGGCATTACTTGCTGCTTTACAGTCTGGCACTATGCGATTGATTGATTTTGTTAAGTACCTGCAAAGTATCAATATTATTCCACAAGATGAGAAGCCTGAGGATGTTATCGAAGAGATAGAATTATCGCGTGCTAACTCAATGATGTAGAGGTGAATATGCAATCACAATTGATGTTAGATAACTCAATGATGATCCAAATTCTCCTAGAGCGTCTCAAAGCTGGCATTGTTGATAGTGAGGAAATGCAAAGAGAACTAAGAGCTTCGGTTGCAAAGGCGTTAGCTAATTTCTCAGGTCAGATAACATCGAGGTCAAAACTAAACGCCATAATCGCTGAATTAAAGCGAGAGTTATCTCCAGTGCTGACCGGTTACTCTGAGTATTTGCTGCAATCTGTTCTCGATATCGGTGTTGAGTCAAGCCAACTTGAAGTTGATAGCTTATCGCAGATAGTAACAAATGAAGTAAGCAAGCCTGATGCTGAGAAAGTTAAAAAAGCCATTTTAAATGTGCCGCTGATATTAACCGCTTGGGGCGGCTCTTTATTTCTCAAGAAATTTATATCATCTTGGGTGACTAGCTCTATCCAGCAAGTAGAGAATCAGACTGTTTTGGCTATGGCTGCTCAAAGTAACATTCAAGTTCTACAGTCCACTATTAATGGGGCTGCAATTGATAAAACACAGGTCTCTACATCGACGATATCTCGAATTACTTACAACTACAGAACAATTGCAAATACGGCAATTCAGCATGCTCATACATGTGCGGCTCAGGAATTTTATAAGGAGAATGACGATTTAATTAAAGAGGAAGAGTTCAGCGCAATACTGGACAACAAAACATCATCGACGTGTAGGGCCTTATCAGGAAACCGATATCCTGTTGGGGTTGGCCCAATGCCACCATTACACCCAAACTGCCGAAGTCAGCGATTGCCAATACTTAATGATAAATTTGCTAATTTGATAATAACTAAACCAATAGGAAGATCTGAATGGGGAGAAGAAAGCTATTATGAGTGGCTATCTAGGCAACCGGCCAAAAGACAGGATTTAATATTGGGTCCGACTAGAGGGAAGTTGTTTCGTGATGGTGGTTTATCTCCAGAGCGATTCGCACAGTTGCAGTTACATAAAAACTTTAAACCAATGACACTTAAAGATATGCAAAAGTTTGCGCCTAAAGCGTTTGAGCGAGCAGGAATTGAATTGAAATAACACAAACCCACCACTGAGTGGGTTTTTTATTATCCGCAGTTAGAGACTGCACCATCTAAACCAGAGGTTTTACGATGTTTAAATATTTATTAACGAAAGAAGAATTTGACGCATTAACTGATGAGCAAAAGGCTCTTTACAAAGAGTCTGGTGGTAATTACCAACTTCAAATCGAAGGTATGCCAGAAATTCCAGATGTGTCAGGTCTTCAAAAGAAAGTTGATGAATTACTTTCTGAGAAAAAATCAGAGCAGGAGAAACGCCGGCAAGCTGAAGAGGCTGCAAAAAAAGCAGCAGAAGATCAAGCGCGTAAAAATGGCGATATCGAATCACTAGAAAAAAGCTGGGCTGAAAAGTTAAAGGCGCGTGAAAACGAGCTATTAGCACAGCTACAGGAGAAAGATGCGAGTCTACATACGCTATTAGTTGATAACGTTGCTCAAACCGTGGCTACAAAGCTTGCTGGTGACGCTGCCCCGTTAATCATGCCACACATTAAATCTCGATTATCAGTAGAGGACGGTAAAACGCGAGTGGTTGATGCTAACGGTCATCCTTCTGCATTTACCATTGATGATTTAGAAAAAGAATTTCGTAGTAACCCGTTATTTGCTCCAGTAATTATTGGTAGTAAAGCCACCGGAACCGGAGGGGACGGCGGTAAAGGGAAATCACCAGCCGGAGGCAGTGAAAAACCCAAAAGCGCGAATCCGTTAGTGGACAGCGCACGTGAAATCATTGCTAATATCCAAGAGGATTAATTTATATGTCTTTATATATTTTTCAAAAACAAGTGTCTCTAGCGGCAACAGAGTTGGTTGCTCAGGCTGTCCGTCAATTTAACGAAGCGTCTGGTGGTGCTTTAGTTATTGGTGATGGTGATCATATCGGTGACTACATTGAGCAAACATCATGGCAGTTGCTTGGTGGGTTGGCTCAGCGACGCAATGCATATGGTTCAGGTAATCTAACGCCACAAGAATTGGGGCAAATCCTTGACCGTATGATTAAGATTGATGGTCGTATTGGCCCTGTCTCAGTTACCCCGACAATGATGAAGCGATTAGGTAAGGATGTATCAGAAGCGGCTGCGGTAGTTGCTGCTCAATCAGCAGAAGCCATGTTACAAGATTACCTGAATACTGCTGGTGCGGCATTAAAAGCAGCTATTTCTGGTAATAAAACAGCCGTTACTGTTGGAGGTGAAACACCATCATTAAGAGGTTTAAATAAAGCAACACGTCCATTCGGTGATGCATATTCGCGTATTGTTGCTTGGTTGATGGATGGTGCAACATTCAACGACTTTATGGATGAGACATTAACCAACGCAAATAACCTATTCCAAATTGGCAACGTCGCCATTAAACAAGATAACCTTGGCCGTCGTTTTGTTATCTCTGATATTCCAGCTTTATCAGATGCAGACAAACAACATTCGCTAGGTTTAGTGACTGGTGCTGCTGCGGTTCAAACATCACCACTAATCATGAAGGCTCAGGATGTATTAGGGCAAGAAAATATTAAGGCACTAATGCAAGGTGAGTACGACTTTACTATTGGTTTGCGTGGTTACCAGTGGAGTAAAGATAGCATCAAATCCCCAACTAACGAACAGATTGCCGCGGTAGCTAACTGGAAGCAAATTGCTACGGATATTAAAGATACTGCTGGTGTTATGGTTTCATTTGGCAAAGATACTAGCGTTGGTGGGTAACGTGAGGGGCCGCCGCCCCTTATTTATCCATGAGGAGTGAGCATGTCTATTGCGATTACGGTTGAGCAAGTTAATGAGCAATTAGAGGTGATGGGGTTTGAGGCAACAAGTCTTGTCATAAACTCTGCTATATCTATAGTGGACACTATTGATACTTGCCTTGATAGCGCAGGGTATTCAGATGCGGTAATTGCTTTAATTAAACTGTATTCGGTTATCCTTATATTATCATCTGCTGATGTTCGTAAAATCGCGTCAGAGCACGCACCTTCTGGCGCTTCTGTTTCATACCAGTATTTTTCTGATGGCAGAAAAACATTGTTAAAAATGCTGTCTTCCCTAGATACCAATGGATGTACTAATAGTCTTCCTATTGAACGCCCCGTAGGTGTCATTCAGTTTGATGTAGTTCGGGGGTGATATGGGGAAAATCCTGCGACGATTTTGCAAAGGGTGGGCAACCATCTGGAAAGTTGAGGGTAAAGATAAATATGGTAAACCTATATTTTCAGAGCCAATCCATATCCGATGTGATTACGGAAGTAGCTTTAAAGATGGTAGTAAAACTATTGGTACTGAAATAATTATTAAGAATGTTATTTGGACTGAGTATAGCGAAGCATCTCAAGAAGATTATATCGCCATTGGCAAGCATGAAGACAGAGAGCCATTTTTGCATGGTGCCAGTAGGATTAAGTCTATCGATAGAGACCGTGATATTAATGGCGGTCTAGATGATTACACACTAACAACGGCGGTGTAACTATGGGGGCAAAAGTAAAAGGAATAGGTAATGCGATATCTAACTTAAACTCTCTGGTTGGAAACATAGCATCAAAGAAGATAGCTCGAGCTATGCATAGAGCGCTAGATATTGGTGGTAGGCAAGCTGCTGTATACACGCCAATTGACACTAAAACGCTCATTAATTCACAATTTAGAGATGTAAAAGTAAAAGGTACTCTATTTACTGGTCGCGTTGGTTATTCTGCTTCATATGCTGTTTTCGTTCATGATCCTAATGTTAAGCAAACTTTCCGCAGACCTACTGCTAAGAAAGAATTCCTCCTGAAGGGGTTTGAGGAAACGAAGCAAATGATTGATCAGGCTGTTGCTGAGGAACTTAAAATATGACGACCTTTGAGAGACTGAAAAACTATTTTTCTGAATCAGGGTTATCTGATGGTTTCATTCAGCAGGATTATATTTGGAATGAAAAAGAAGGTAATGATTCAGATTCATATATCGTATTTCAGCAACTAAATGGAACTGGTCGTATTGATGATTTAAGTGGCGATGATTTCTTCACCGTTTTACTCATATCTGGCAAGGCGTGGATTGAGTTTATTGTTCAGAGAGCTAACGAAATACTAGAGTATGTAAGGTGTCACTCTAGAAGTCATAACATTGGCTTTATTATCAATACATCTGGTTTTGTTAATCCAATTCAAACAACAGAAGGTAGGTTTATTATCCCGCTTTCTTTCCGCTGTACATCTTAAATTAAACACATCTTAACAGGTCACTTCGGTGGCCTGTTTTATTTGCTGTTTAAAAAAACTAAGGAATATAACTATGTACGCACTTAAATTAATTACTGAACGAGAAGGCCGTAAAGTAGAAGAAGTACACTGCTTGGGAGAAATGTACCGCTTGGAATTTTATCCTGAACCTGAAAATAAGGATATCGTGGCGCGGGTTGAACACACAAAGAAAGACGCTATCCCATCATTTGATATTAAACGAACAGATCATGCTTACATTACAACGATAGTCGGCGATACGGTTCGGGTTATCAGTCGCGGATTAAAATCAAACTAACATGGGTCGCTTATGCGGCCTTTTTTATTTGCAAATAAAGAGGTTATAACATGGCACAATGCCCTGATGATAAAGGCCTAGTGATGGGTAACGCAGGTATTCTGCGCATTGCAAAAGGCTGCCCTGACCAAGTACCAGCACAAGATCAGTTCTTACGCTTAGGTGCATTAACAAGCAAGTCATTCGATTTCGGCATGGAGACAGTGACATCTAATGCTGATGACACTAAAGGCTTAACTGAATCAATTGTTACTGGCGCTGACTTTACCATTAGTTTCGATGGTGAATTAAAGAAAGCTGGTGTAACCGGTTCTACTTCCGCGTTTGATATTGCCAAAGAAATCCTTGATGAAATCAAAGCAAGTCGCCAACCAACATATTGGGTTCAACTCGATATGAAAGGTGATGGCTCTGATGTTGTTCAGGGCTATATGGCTTTCACATCTTGGTCAATGGAGTTTCCAACAAAAGAAATTTCCACTTATTCAGGTGAATTGAAAGTCTATGACTCAGACACCGTTGAGTGGTTGCAAGAAGAAATCGTTGTTGACAGCGTTGCCGTTGAGCCATCCACCCTGTCTGTAAAAGTGGGTGAAACCAAGACATTTACCGTCAAATTTACACCAACCGATGCAACTAACAAAAACTACACCGCAGTGAGCGATAAGCCGAATTTCGCAACAGTTACCCAACTTGTGAATGTAGTCACTGTGCGTGGTGTTGCTGAAGGTACTGCAAATATCACTGTTACATCCGAAGATGGTAATAAAACTGCAAAATGCGTGGTCAATGTTACCGCTGCTTAATATTACAAAGGGTGCTTTCGAGTGCCCTTGATAATATTCAGGAGGGGTTATGACACCTATTTTAGAAATCGGGGAGATGGTTATCTCTACTGATAAAAAGGATTACTTATTTAGACCATCGTTCATCAATATGACAAAAATCGGTGAGCCTAAACAGATTGTGAGTGCCTACGGTCAATTAAATGGCGCTGAGGTGCAAGATTTAATTACTCGTGCCGTAATGAATTACAGGGTTATTCCTGAGTGGTTAATAAAGGCCATTAGTAAGCCAACATACGGACGCAATATCCTACAAACTGCAATGATAGTGATGCAGGCGTGTTGTGATGATGATTGTTCAGAAATTATTGGTGAATGGAGATCGGGTAAGCGAGGTATTGTCTATAAAAACGGTAAGATGCCAATCGCTGACATTATCGTCATTGCTCGAGAATTATTCACTCACGGAATTATCGGTAAAGCGAAGATCCGCAAACTTCAACGCAATGAGGGCAAAAACGAATTCTCAGATGAGTTTATGGCAATTGATTATATCAGTTCAGCTCGTGCGCACTTTGGAATGAATCGTAATGAAGCAGAACAGTTAACCATGACTGAATTTCAGATGATGCTTAAAGCAAAATACCCTGATGAGAAAGGCTTCACTAAAGAAGAATACGACAACATCATGAAGCAAGATGATAAGCGCAATGATGAGTTGATCAGCGGTAAGCGACGATTAGTGAGTAGGAAGAGAAAGTAGCCCATCCTTGGGCGTTATGTTTACTTGATTAGTACAGGATGTTTTCCGTTTAAGCTTTCCTGTAACCGAATAAGAATTGAATATCCATCTTGGAGTCGGTCACGCAATCTGTAAGCAATTGGCGAATCGACACCAACAAGAGCAGGATATAATTCAACTTTCCATGCGGTGTATATGGCTTCGTAATGCTTGGCTAGCGCATTTACGTGGTGAACATCCATATCACGATTGGCTCTCTCTTGAGTAACGTCTCGCGGGGTTTCTTTAGGAATGTATTCACCTTCCAAAGCATCAAGATAAGAGATTGCCAGCGGTATCTGCTCTGGTAACAGTTCATTGATATGTTCAACGCCGAACTCTTTGTGAATATGTTTCCATATATCGGGGTAAATATTACCAACGCCATGAGCAATTAAGCGCTCTGCTGTTTGGCGTAAAGGGATCAGTTCTTTGGCTGTTGATTGGCGAAAGTTGGTTTTTTGCTTAGCATCTTCTTTCTTAGTAAAGTAAAAATCCTCTAACGCTTCGAACACATCCCATGCTTTGTCTGTATCTAACATTTTCGCATGACGAGCTGCGCCTCGCTCAGTCCAAAGTATAAGGCTTCTAACCTTGGTTGATATTTGTAACTGACTCATTGTCAGTCGCAAATTATTAAGAGCATCACCGACAATCTTGAAGTAATGCTTGCCTTCGATAAAGCGTTTTTTATTACGTTTAAAATTTTGCTGAATATTATTAATTTCAGTTTCATAAACGTTAGCTAAGAGCTCGGTAGTAATTACGCGAAACCCGTTATGTTGAACAGGTGGTAAATTTTGAACAGTTAATGTGCTCATGCCGCTACCTCCGTGTTTAATAATTTAGCTAGTTTAGATAAACCTTTTGCTGTGACACGAACTTGTGATACTTGCTTATCTTCACCAGTAGAACTTTTAACAACGGTAACTTTGTGCTCAAGCAATCCTTGTTGGATTTTATCTTGATACGCAATCCAAGCTGTTCCAATACGGCGATAGATCCATTTGCTATGACTCATTAAGTCAAACAGTGATTTAGGTTTAACTTGCAATTGCTTGGCTGCATCAGTAATACATAGAGAACCTTCTGCTTTAGCGATACGAGTTAAAGCGTCAACATCAGGCTTCATTTCTTCGACTTGGTGCTCAAGATGCATAACTTTTTCGGTGTAAGAAATTAAAGCATCACGTAAGAAAGCAGGGTCATTAAGCGCGACCATTGGATCAATAGATGGTTTAGCTTTGCCAGTTTCAAGGTCGTACCAGCGCTTAATTACTGCAGCACGGCGCTTTAAGTCGTAACCAGTGATAAGAACTTCAGTATGGTAACGGTCAAGGTTAAATTCTGAAACGTAACCACGAGAATCAATGGTTATAGAGATGCCGCTAGATAATGTAACTTTATGATTTTTATAATGGTCGAAATCACGACCATCTTTTTTGATACCGTAAAGTTGCTCTGTCATATTCCAGATATCAACGTGAATATGTTTGACTTGCTTGTTTGTGAGCTCAGCAATCTCACGGCTAGACATGGTGACAACTTGGTTAGTAGTTGTTAAAGTATTCATGACGTTATTTCCTATGTGTGGCGTGACGTTATCAGAAGCTCCGAAGGGTGCGACCGACGGGGCTTCATCTTTATTAATTAATGCGTTCGTCATTTTTTAAACTCCAAACTAATCGCTGAAGAATTGCAGAGTTCAAGGATAATCCTTCTTCTCTGGCTTTTTTCTCTAAACTATCTTTGATTCTTTTAGGCATTCTTAAGTTATATCTCTCTGTTGCTCTTTGGGTGTAAAGTTCATCCATTTTAGATCTCCTATTTAGTTTTGGGATTAAATTAATACCATGGGATTAATTTAACACCATTGCGCGTGGTGTCAAGTTAATCCTACAATAGAATTCAATTTATTTTATTGGTGATTAAAATGGCTAAATATCCAAGTCAATTACAAGACAAGTTCAATTTACGGCTACCTGATGGCATGAAGGATATTATTGCTGAAAGAGCAAAAGCCAATGGACGCTCTATGAACTCTGAAATAATTCAAATGCTACAGGATGTTTTAGATAGCGATAGTAGAGGTGACGTTACTACAGATGTGGCTGATAAAAACTATATTGAAGATGATTGGGTGGCAGGGATCAGGGCATATATGGAGTTTAAGAAAGGGGAAAAAGGGCAGACTTTACTAACAATGGATCTTGATAAGATAAAAAAACTGAGTGATACGAGACAGAAAAAAGACAATAAAAAATAGCACTTAAGTTAAAATTTATTAAACTAATAACAAATTAACTAACGAGGATGGTGTTGTGAAAAGATTATTAATTACATCTATTTTATCATTATCAGCTTTATCATTAACAGGGTGCGCTAGTGTTTCACCGCCAACACAACAGCAAATTGAAAGTGCCAGTTATGGGGCATTGCCTGACGACTATCAAGCTCAAATAAAAAATACAATGAGCGCTATGCTAAAGGATCCGTATTCAGCTCAATATACATTTCTTCAACCATTTAAAGGATATTCTCAAGATGGCGCTTGGGCACCATCTAAGGGGGGCGTGACTTATGGATGGGTAGCACCAGTTATGGTGAACGCAAAAAATAGTTATGGTGGATATACTGGCGCTAAAAGGTATGTGTTTATGTTCTCTAACAGCATACTATATGATGTGACTGGAAATGATGTTTTTGGCCGAGTTGTGCCAGTAAATCAATAGTAAATCAACATTGAGGTAGCGGTGCCATGGGGAAGATTAAGGTTATTTCTGGAATTTTAGGCGGCGTTGCGATTATTGCAGCGGTTGCAGCTTTGTCAGTAAATCTTGTTCCTGATGATAAGGCTAATGATAAACATCTAGCTGATTACTGCGCTGAAATGACAAGGTCGCTAATGAAGTCACCATCATCATATAAATTAGATGAATACTATATACGAGAATTACCACTAACTAGAAATGAGCTTGCAGAGATAGTGCAAATGGCTCCATTTAATAATATTGATGATGCAATAGACAATGATAAGCGCGAGAGATCAAAAATTGAGATAATAGAAACATATATGGCTAAAAATGCCATGGGCGTTGAATTGGTTGGTAATGCAATATGTACTCTAAACAAAACAAACTATGGAAGCGCTGGAAGTAGCTATTCAATAATGAGCTTATCAATAAATGATGAAAATATTGGTGATATAAATTTAATAACAGCTGAATTAGCGGCTGATAAAAAAACTGGAAGATTGAACAGTAAGTCTGATTACATGAAAAAATTAAATTATATTTTCAATTGATAATATACATTAATTACACATTACAACCCTGCCATTCGGCGGGGTTTTTCATTTTAAGGAGCCGATAAATGGCACAAGTAGGCGAAATTGTTTATCAAGTTCAAATGGATGTTCGGCAATTGCTTGCATCGCAACAGCAGTTAGAGCAACGCCTTAATCGTATGGATAGTAGCTTTAACCGAACGTCTCAGTCGGTAAATAACACAGAACGTTCAATGCAGTCTCTATCTAAAGTTGCGGCGGCTCTGACTGGTTATTTATCGGCTTCAATGGTTGCTAGTTATTCCGAAGCATGGACTGAATTAAACAACAAGCTATCTAACTCAGTTCGTGCGAGTGAGTCACTTGTTGATGTTACTCAACGAGTATTTGATATCTCTCAAGCAACGCGATCTAGTCTTGACGCTACTGCCACACTATATGCACGATTAGAGCGAGGCACGAGAGAATACAACACATCAGCGGCGGACTTGGCAAAATTAACATCCATTATCAACCAAGGTTTTATCGTCTCTGGTGCTACTGCACAGGAAGCAGAAAATGCCATTATTCAGCTATCGCAGGGTATCGCGTCTGGCGTTCTCCGTGGCGAAGAATTTAACTCAGTGGCGGAACAGGGTAGCCGTTTGATGGTTGCACTTGCTGACTCGATGGGTGTTGGTATTGGTCAACTCCGTAAGATGGCGGCAGAAGGCAAGCTAACTACTGATGTTGTTGTGAAAGGTTTGCTCTCTCAAGGTGATGCGATCGGTAAAGAGTTTGCCAAAACCACTCGAACAATGTCACAGGCTTTCCAAGAGGCTGGGAACAACCTAACCAAGTTTCTCGGTGAAAATACAACAATAAAATCAACCATCAGTGCGTTTAGTGATGCTGTTATTACTGTTAGTAAGAATTTAGATGAGCTTAGTTCTGTCTTGACGGTGATCGCAGCAGTGGTTGGTTCAAGATATGTTGGCGCGTTGGCTATGGCTACCAAGTCAAAGGTGATGATGGCGGCCGCCTCTCGTCAAGAGTCAGTCGCTACACTGCAATCAGCAAGAGCAAGTGAGTATGCTGCAAATATGTCAGTTAGAAAGGCTCAGGCTGATTTAGCTTCTGCTAGATCGGCTGTTGCTCTAGCTCAAGCAGAGTACAACGTTGCAAAAGGAACGTTAGCGGAAGCAACTGCACTTGATAACTTAATTGCTAAAAAATCATTAGCTTCAAAAGCTGCAATAACATTAACCCAAGCAACACAAGCGCAAACAGCAGCAATGGCAAACTCAGCAGCCGCAGCAAGGGCAGCATCATTATCTATGGGTTTGTTGCGTGGTGCTATGGGAATGTTAGGTGGCCCTGCCGGTGTGGCCATGTTAGCTGGTGCCGCAATCTATTACTTCTATCAAAAATCAGAGCAAGCAAAACAAGAGGCCAGAGATTTTGCTGATAGCATAGATCACCTAACTGCAAAACTAAAAGAGCTTTCTTATCAAGAGATAGCTCGTGATGCTCAGGATGCTGCTGATAAGCAAAAAGTTCTAAATGCAGAAATGAAAGAGCAAGAAAAGCAACTAGCTAGGCTAGAAGCTCGATTAAATATGCAACAAGAAGCTCTTGGTGATAATCCTGAATTAATTGAAAGAAACACTATAAATATATTAAGAGAAAAAATAAAACTAGAAGGTGATCTAGCTGAAAACAAAAAACGCTCAGAATTAATAACTAAATATCTAACAGATGCACAAAATGAGTACGATAAAAAACTGAAGGAGGCTATTGATTTAAGCGTTAAAAGCGCAACAACTCTTGATATTGAAAAATCAGCATTAGGCAGACTCACCCAACAAATAAGAGATGCAACAGGCGCTAAAAGTGAATTTAATGCCACACAATTGGAAGTTAAATTATCAGAGAAGGCCTTGGATTTGCGTAAGACTTTAGAGAGAGAAATAAAGTTAGCAAATTCAAAAAGTGAGGTAGATAAGAGATTATTGCAAGTTCAATTTTATGCAGAAGATAATAATCTATCCAAAGAGGAGGTTTTGGTATTAAATCAGGTAGCAATTGCGGCCCAAGATGCCAAAGACGCCGAGGCTGAACGTAACAAAACGACCAAGGAATCAACCAAAGCCACAGATGCTGCTTATGAAGCACTAAAGCGCCAGAGAGAAGAAATTGAGCTTTTAAACAAAGGTTACAAAGACGGATCTCTTGAAATGGCTAAGTATGATGCGGTTAAGGCGTTGGGTGACAAAGCATCTCCAGAACAGATTAAATTAGCTGAGAAACTTGCAGAAGATAAATACAACATTGAGCGTAATCTAGCAGATAAGAAAGCCGCGCTTGAGCTTGATTTGGTTGCTAAGGCTAAGGAATCTCACGATAAGCAGTTGGCAGACTTAGAGCGGATAACAAAAGATGATGTATCTCTCACTGAACAGGCAGCAAGGCGTAAAGCTGAAATTGAGGCAGAATATCAACAAAAGATAGCCGAAATAAAGGCTAATAACGCTGTATCACCGCAGGATAACTTAAAAGCACAAGTAGACCCTGTTCAGCAACTCAAAAACGAACACGAACGTAAACTTGCACTTATAAAAGAGTACGAAAACCAAAAGGTTTTAACTCAACAGCAAAGTTTAGAGTTAATGAATGCCGCTAATACTCAATATGAGCAAGACCGGTTAAATGCTCAATGGGAGATATGGCGTAATCAAAGTCAAGCTAATCAATTCTTAGCTGATGGGTTGGACGCATTAGGACAACGCTCTACTAACGTACTCACGGGGCTATTAACAGGCACACAATCCCTTAATGATGCTTTCCGTAATGTCGCATTAACCATTGTAGACCAAGCCGTTGGTGCTCTGGTTCAAATGGGTATGCAACAGGTTAAGAATATGGTTATGGGTGAAAGTATGGCGACAGCCGCTCAAGCATCTGCATTGGCTCAGGCTGCGGCAGCGCAAGCGGCATGGGCACCAGCGGCGTTAAGCGCATCAATAGCCACATTAGGCGCAGCAGTGGCAACGGGAACATCATCATATACGGCGGCTATGGCGGCTAGTAAAACGATGGGGTTGGTTGCTGGCGCTCGTAAAAATGGTGGACCTGTTGACGCTGGTTCAATGTATCGAGTTGGTGAAGGTGGTAAGCCTGAGATATTCAAGGCTAATAACGGTCGTCAATACATGATCCCCGGTGACAATGGAAAGGTTATTTCCAATAAAGATATGCAGGGTGGCGGTATGAATGTGAATGTTGTCTTTAATGACTATTCATCTGGTGGACACAAGTTTGACGCACAGACATCACAAGATGGAAATACGCTAACTATTCAGGCATTCATTATGGATATGGATAACAAAGGCCCTATGCTTCAATCCATCACGAGAAACACATCGGCAACAGCGAGAGCAAGAGGTTGATATCATGAAAATAAAAAACGCGGTGTTCCACCAAAACGGTTTTTTCATGGACGTGGAGACTGAGCTAGATTTTTGGATATATCTTGGTCGCCACGTCGGGTGGGGGAGATTTAGTAAAGTCTCCTCGGCTAAAAATTCTGCAAATACTTTTGAATTAGTTGAAGTGCGCCCGGCAGAGCAAGAGCAGCCTTCACCGTTAATTCATTCGTCAAATGTGTTATGGCACTTGCAGGAAGCTCTTGGAGTTTTGATAAAATACCACGCTTCTCTTCTTCAGGAATATTTGAAGAAGAAATAATATCAATAAGTTGAGTCATTGTATCAGAGTGAATTTTAATTGTTCTAATGTCCAGCACAGACTTTAACCCTTCATCACCCATCATAAAATCTATACCGTCAGCAGTAGCCCTAATATTTTCAAAAAGAGAGTATGGATCATCTGTGCGCTGTGGAGAGACGGAAATTAAACCTCGTTCACTAAGGTAATAAATATTGGCAGCAAGTATATGGTCATCCATTAATCCTGGAAATGATTCTGGGTCATACTGATTCCATGATGTGTGATGTGGGTATGACGCAATGCAGACGGTAAGAATGTGATTCTGTAATTCACGATTAAACTTTTGCATAAATTATCCTTAAATTAAATTTTAGGATAATAAGAATATATGAATGTAAGGAAGTTAATACCTGATAAAAGATCAGCTATAAGGTAAAAGTAAATGATAATAGATTATCCAGACTGGCTTCCTCTGGCGCAGAAGGCCGATAAAAGCATGACGCTAGATACTGGCTTCTTGACAGATCAGCCACAGGTAGGCGCACCTATATTTCAAAAACTCACTGATGACTTAAAAACTGTATGGAGTGTGAATTGGATATTTACACTTCAACAGGAGCGAGCGTTTGCGCAATGGTTGCGAAGTCCTAACTATCTTGATAATTGCAATCGCTGGTTCAGGATGAAAATTAATCTTGGTGGTAGTGGGTTGCAGGAACAGGAATTGCATTTTGTTTCCTATCCAGTGCAAACCAGTATTAATGGATCTTCTGTAACATGGACTGGTCAGGTCATTAGCAAGAAACTTTATAATTCAGATGATGAATTCGACGATATTATTGTTGAGTTTCCGCCATCATTCGGAAGTTGGCTTGATATTATCGTTACTGAGACTCTACCTAAGTATAAGGAGTTGTAATGCCTACACTAAGAGAGTATCGGGCACAAAGGCCAAACAGAATACTTTATGAGACGCTGCAATTTAGTCATCCGTCATTTGGCGATATCTATCTCGTGTCTTATCAGGTATTCCCAAAGGTTCTAGGTGGTGTTGAATATCAACCTTGTAATTTCGAACTATCTGACAGTCAGCAAAGCAGAACACCCATAATCGACGCTAGTGTTAAATTTAGCCGTGTCGCACAAGACTTTAAGCAGAAACTTAAACTATGGAAATCATTCAATAGGATGACACCCATAGAGGCTACTTATCGCTTATTTGATGAAAAAGACAAAGGTGCGGCCATTACTCGATGGAAATTATTTGTGAAAGATGTGTCGATGGATCATGAAAGTGTCACTGTCACGCTATCTATGAGTAACCCATTGAATAAAAACATCGGACGTATTTATGAACCGCAAGAATGGCCGGGCTTGGAGGCTGTATGACAACTCAAGATTTCATCGATAAAGTTATCGGAAAGCCTTGGAAAAACCGGTCTTGTACATTTGACTCTATGGATTGCTGGGGGCTCGTCGTTCTCTATTATCGTCACGTTCTAGGTATTGAGATCCACCATGACGCAGGATATGAGTCTGAAACGGATTTTGTTACTTGCTATAAAAATGAAGTTGAGTTTTGGGAGAAAGTAAATCAACCAGAAAATAACGGAATATTTATAGGCTATATAGGATCAAAACCCGCTCACATTGGCTTGATTATCGATGGTAACGCATTACATAGTCGAGGTGAAAACGGCTCTGTGAGAATGGATAGGTTGATTGTGCTAGAGAGAAAGTTCACTAAGTTGGAGTTTATGAAATATGCCAATAATTGAAATTCAGCGTGTCGCTGGAATGCCGAAAGAGAGAGTCGAGATAAAATCCGGCTCTCTTTTTTTTGATTGGTTAAAAGAGCAAAACTTTCATCATGACGTTGATATCTATGTTAACGGCGTAAAGCTTAACGACGATGATCGCCTTGAGTTTATTATTAGTGAATTTCATCACATTCAAATATTTGACCAACCGAAAGGAATTATTGGCGACATTCTTAATCCAGTATTTAAGTTTGTTTCCAAGATATTTTCATTCTTAGCACCCAAAGCACCATCATTTAGTGCTGCTGATGTGAATGCAAAGGAAAGCCCTAATAATCGATTAACAGGTCAAACTAATATAGCGAGAACATATCAAGCCAGACCTGAAATTCACGGACAAGTGAGAGCCTTTCCCGATCTCATTCAGCAATCAATGTTTGAATACATCGACAATAAAAAGATGGTTACTGAATGGATGAACTTTGGTATCGGTTACTACACGATTGAGAATGTGAAATATTCAGAGTCTGAACTAATTGCCCTTGATGGTGCCAGTTATCAGATATTCCAACCAGGTGAAGTGATCCCACAGATATTTGAGGGGTTTGAGTTCCCTGATGTTGACGGACAAGAAATACCGGGACCGAATGAAAGTGACGAAATTCCACAATATGAGGCTACTGCTAACAATGTTATTTCTGGTGAAATTAAAGGTGGTGAGGCGGCTATAAAGATAGAGAAACAAGATGATTTTCGATATTTTATGGATATCGTAAAGCCTCGATCAGTAAGCCTTGTTGTTAATGTGACTTATGATACTCCGCAGGGTTCGGTTACAAAGGATATTAAGGTTGATGCTTATCTATCTGATGCGAAAGAAAGTGATGATGGCGCTATTATTTCACCAAAATATTACTATGAATTCTTTTTCACTAATTTAACCGGTGGTGATTTGGCAACTCTACCGCCTAATGCAATAGTCAACACATCAAAGTTTATTCTCTATGACAACCAATTCCTGACAGTAGGGCCTTTCTTCTCTCCACTTGATGGTGGTGAGTTATGGGTGCATTTAAATGCCCAACTTGGTGATGGCGATTATGCTAATGCAAGAATTGAATTTTGGAAGGTTGATGAGAATAACAATGAAATAACTGGAACAAGAGAGTCATTCAATAGAGGATTCCCATCTGCACCAAAAACAAAAACATACTATCTGACGGAAAAGTTCAAACCGTTAGCTGGATATGGAAGATATGCACTTCAACTAACTCGATTAGAAAACAGTAACGATCACAGCATTCTTAAGCTAGAGGAAGTCTTTATTGTTAGAGAGAGAATTAACGAAGTACATGAAGAAGATACACTTGTTAAGGTAACAGTGAGGGCAACAGAGGCACCAACGGGAACAAGAGAGCGTAAATACAACGCACTGGCTACACGTCATGTTATTAGTTACGACATGAATAGCCGTAGAGTTGATTATACATTAAGACCATCACGATCATTTGCTGATGCGGTCGCTCACACTTGGCTAGTTACCGCAGGACAGCCAGAAAGCACCATAGATTTATATGGTTTGTATTCAATCTATGAATCACTTCCAGATAAGCGATTAGGGTATTTTGATTACACGTTTGATGATGAGGATGTATCACTGGGTCAGCGTATAGAAACAATATGCAACGTTGCTCGTGTTATTTCATTTTGGGATAACGGCGTGCTTACATTTACTCGTGAGGAGGAAAAGAAATATCCATCTGGTACATTTAACAGGGCTAACACGACAGGAAATGGATTCTCGCTGTCTTATGATATGACAATGCCGAGTGGTAATGATGGTGTTGAAATCGAATATGTAAACCCTAAAACCAACAAAAAGACCTACCTTAAATATCGTATTGAAGATAACAAAATAGTTAACAAGCCAGCTAAAAATCCTAACAAAATAACCATTCACGGTTGTCGTAATGAGTATCAGGCGACAGATAGGGCGCTATTAGAAATGGATAGGTTAATACATCAGCGCATGAGTATCAGTGTGCAAACTCTCGCAGATGGTGATTATGTTTATCCGGGTGACTTAATTATTGTTGCTGACACATACGATAAGAATCAACAGGCTGGTTATATAGTTGAGAGGATCGGAAATCAATTTTCAACAAATGAAAAAGTTGTCTTTGATGGTGAGATGTTTGTTTGTATTACTGATCATTTAGGTAATACGACGGAAAGGTTTAAGGCTACACCAAGAATCGATACCGCTTACGGATTTATCGCTGATATACCTGATATCCAGCTAAATATCTATGACGGTATGAATGTTCAATCGCCGTCACGTTACGTTATATCCAATATCATTGAAATGGACTCGATGAGGTGGATTGTAAGCGACAAAAAGCCTAATTCGGACGGAACTTATAGCATTACAGCAAGTGAGTATTTTTCTGCAAAGAAAGATTACAACGTTTAATTAAAAGTAAGGGCATCCGTGCCCTACTGGTTATTTTGTTAATACGGGGTGTTTCCCAGTAATGCTTTTATGTAGGTTCATTAAGAATGAATAGCCATCTTGAAAGCGGTCATACAAACGACCTGCGATAGGTGAATCTACGCTTCGTAAGGCTGGATATAATTCAACTTTCCAAGTCGTATAAATCGCCTCGTAGTGATTCAATAGAGCTTTTATATTATGTGCATCAAGATCATGATTAGTTTTCTCTTGAGCAACTTCGCGTGGGGTGTCTTTAGGAATGTATTCACCTTCAAGTACAAATTTGTGAATATACTCAACCGCATCGGGTATCTGATCTGCTGTTAATTCTTCAATGCTACTAACATTGAATTTCTGGTGAACAAGAGAATAAGCTTCTGGGTACATAATGCCTTTCTTGCTTACTAATAAATTAACAGCGTTCTTTAATGGGTTTCGTTCCTGAACTGTCGATTTGTGCTTGGCTTTAACTTCACCAGTAGTCCAGTATTCATAAAGTACATCATCACACTCTTCTTGATACTTGATTACTTTATCGCGGATCTCTGGTTTGACTTTGTTAGGCATAATTGAATATAACCAGCCAGTTAGTTTATGCATGGCTAGGCAAATCATTGATTGTTCACCACCTTTTGAAGGTATTGCGATTTCCACAATACCTTTGCTAAAGCGTTTTTTTAGTTTGGTAAACTGTGAAGCCCAATCTAAACCCATATCTTCAATAATAGGCTTCATAGGAACGTAAGGATTACCATCACGGTTTACGATACATAAATTTGCACCGTGGAATGGTACATTAATAGTTGATATACTTGTCATGCTAGTTACCTCGTTAGTTTCTGGCAAATTAGAAGCCTCGACTGTTGCTGCAGTTGGGGCTTCGCTGTTTTTACTTAACATTATTAACTCTTTCTTCTCTTAGGCTTCTTGATAGCCTTTGAACTATTGCTGAATTTATGGATATACCATCCATGTCAGCTAACTTCTTAATTTCATCCTTCATTCTTTTAGGAAGCCTTAGCATAAAGTTATCCTTCTCTCTACACGTATAAAGTTGGTCGCTCATATAGTTATACCTCATCTTGATATCATGGTGTAATCATTACACCGTGTATCTATTAAGTCAACTATTATTTGGCTACACTGTGATATCAAATTTAATTGGGGGCCGTATGAAGGGTATGAGAAATATCGCACCATTTGGGCTGAGAATGCCGGATGAGTTAAAAGAAAAAATCCAAGAGAGAGCAAAAGCCAATGGTCGCTCTATGAACTCTGAAATAATTCAAATGCTACAGGATGTTTTAGATAGCGATAGTAGAGGTGACGTTACTATAGATGTGACTGATAAAAACTTACCTGACTGTAATTGGGTAGCGGGGATGAGAGCATATATGGAGTTTAGGAAGGGAGAGCAAGGTCAGACCTTGTTGACAATGGATCTTGATAAGATAAAGAAACTTAGTGATGAGAAACAGAATAAAGGCGATAAAAAATAGCACTTAAGTTAAAATTAATTAAACTAATAACAAATTAACTAACGAGGATGGTGTTGTGAAAAGGTTATTATTATCTTCTTTTTTGGTTTTATCTGCCCTAACTATTTCTGGTTGCGCACAAGAAAAGCAAATTAACTACAACCAAAAATCATCCATGCTTTCATTAGGAATGGATAAAGATCAAGTAAGAACAGTTCTTGGTGACCCTAGAAGAACTGAAGTTAATACAGAAAGAGAAAGATGGGTATATTGGGGTAAAGTTTATTATGGATTTACTCCGGTAGATAACGAGCAGTTATCTCAGGATAGGTTAGTTGTGACATTTCAAGAGGGTAAAGTGACCAAGTGGGGACAGCAAACGCTTTCTGATGATGCATTAGAGATGTCACAAAAAACGATTGAAGCTACTACTAACGCAATAAAAGCATCACAGTAAAATACTTTAAAGATTACACAACCCTGCCAACTGGCGGGGTTTTTTATTTTATAAACGATAAATATCTTCCAATAGGAGAGGATTACCTATGTCTACAATTCCAACACAAAATCCAGTTCCAAGTGAAGCACCGCGCGACCTGAAATTTAACTCAGGTAAAATTGACGAGTTTGTTACGTCAAATAATCACTTTTACACTGACCGTTTTGGTGAAAAGCACTATACAATAGATGGTATTAACTATTTATCAAAACAGGCAATACTTAATTATGGCTATATCACGAAGAGGTCTTTTGAGTCGGGTAATACCATCATCAATCCTAACGATGTTCTTCTCTGGGAAAGTAATGGCGAGTACTACAGATGGGATGGTGAACTCCCCAAAGTAGTTAGCGCTACCTCAACCCCTGATTCAGCTGGAGGTGTTGGTAAAGGAAAATGGGTGGGAGTAGGGGATGCTACTCTAAGATCTTCACTGAAAGATAGTGAAGGTGCTTCCTTAGTTGGAGTTAAAGATGGTGGAACCATTCAGGGTAAACTGGACGAAATAGTAGATGAATTAAATAACCCGTCTTTTATAAAGCACACCTTTATGGAAGGAATAAAAAATATATCTGCAAGAATGGCCTCTGGAGAGGTAATCAAGATTGCATGCTTCGGTGATTCAACCACAGATGGAGACACCACAACGGAATTTATTAAAAACCCAACGGATGCGTCTGGCAACGCTATTGGTAACACAGATCACAATATGACCGCACCTAATGCATGGCCTAATATTCTTCAGGGGATACTTAGGGAAGCGTATGGGAATAATAATATTCATGTTTTTAATGCTGGCTATTCAGGCAAAAAAATTCACGATGGGTGGGCTGTTCGTAACTATGATAAGGCCATTACAAATAACCCTTATTATGGGAAGCCAGATATTACAATAATTGATTTTGGTTTAAATGACATTAAAGATGGGGTTGGTATACTTAATGATTACTTGGATCAAACTCAAATATTAATAGATAAAATAAAAGAGCAGGGAACTATACCAATTCTATTGACATCTGGCCCTTGCATTTGGAGTAATGATGATGGTAGTCAGATTGACAACAAACAAATATCACAACAAATTAATGAAGCGAAAAAATCAATAGCGAAGAAAAATCTTATTGAGATAATCAATAAAGCTGATGCATTAAAAGAGGTTATTGAAAATAACTCAGATAACATTAAATGGATTGAAATAATGAAAGATGGACTTCATTTTTCAGACACTGGACACCGAATTCAAGCGGGATTTTTATTTTCTATATTTTATGGTGATATTGTAAAATATAATAGAGGCAGGTTAGACATATCATCATTTGACTCAAGGTCTAATTCTCCGTGTGGAGTAAATTGGAAATATTCATTTATCGGTTCTAAGTTTGGTGGTTATTCAAGAGTTCCTGAAAGCTATCTTGAAAATGGTAATGATTTAATAAAATTATTTGTATATTGCACATCTCCTTCAGCAAGCCTGTACTATATTAATGCAGATAATGACGGACAGGGGGTTATAGGGAATAACTCTACAATCAATGTACTTGCGTTTAATAAAAATAGCATTGAATACAACAAATCACCAAATGGCGTTGGGTTTAATTATGACGCAAACCCTCATAGAAGATTTGCTGATAAACCAGATTATGTATGTAAATTAAATTATGGGTTAAACGTAGTTACCTTAAAAAAACCATCTGTAAATACTATTACAGACCCATTTGGTTGTTTTTATGGTTATTTTTCTATTTCTGATTCATATGATGCAAATAACACAAATAATTTATTGAAAAGCAATGGATGTATATTTTCATCAGAGAAAATTTCTTCAGATAGAATTAAAATAGAACAACCAGCAAGAGATATTGGTGCAAATTCGATATCTTTCATTAAGGATAAAACTGTTTCTTTGTATTTAGACTTAACTATAAGCAAAGGGTTTGGGTTAGGTTTAATGGGTGGCGTTTCAGATCTATCAAATTCAACTGATAACTATTCTGTTGATAAATGTTTAATGTTGTATCAAATAGATGAATCTAGAAAAGGGCTTTATGTTTACAGGGTCAACAATAAAGGAGTGGTAGCGTTCGATAAATTGGTGGAGTTTTCAGTCAGTGAAGATAAATTACTAATTGATTTTTCTTTGAAAGAAAACAATATATACATAAGCGTTTCAACATGGGATAAAAAAACAAATCACATCACTTTTACAATAAGTAGCGGTGATGTGTTAACAATACCAACTTCTGGATATTTTGGAGGACTGTATCTAAACGGAAGCGCTCAGGGTGATAGTGGGAGTATATTAATAAATAAAGCGTTTACTGTAGTTAGTAACTAAATGCAACAGATACATATACTCGCTAGGATTCATCAAAAAATAATGAAATGTGGGTGATAGCTAATCACTCACTCTTCAAATACTGCACAGAATTCCCATCTGGTAACTTTTTACTTCTCTCACGATAAAACGCTAGTCGTTCATTAAAATACTCGCGCAAATGTGCTGGTTGTTGTCGTTCAACTTCGGACGCGACAACTGGCATGTTGAGTCGTTCTTTATATGCGACACCACTTGCGGCTAAATCGACATTGATTTTGTCTTTTTCTTCTTGAGTTAGGTTTGCGAGATTCATAATGGATCCGGTTAGTTTTTGGAGAGTATAGCAGGGTGGGAGAATTGATGGGACGAATTTGGGACAAGCAACATGAAGTAGCATAAGGCAACTTCAAGTAACTTTAGGTAAGGTGGGACGTGTGAACGCTTGTTGAGACTGTATTTAGTTGATATTAAAGCATAATTCTACGCTCTTCTAAGCCGTAGGTCACAGGTTCGAATCCTGTAGGGCGTACCATTTAAAATCAATGAGTTATGCGATTTTAAAAAGAAACCCGCGAGAGATGCGGGTCAAGTTAGCATTACCGTTTTTCACTTCTAACCCACTCTTCATAGACATGCTCTGGCTAATCTAAAAATGTGCCGGTTTTCGTTTTTTATGGCCTTGGAAACTCCTTTCTCTTTGCATACATTATCCATAACGTAGTTTTGCTTTTCTCTGTTAATTAAATTGGGCTGTGTTGATAACAGTATTGAAACTCCACTCGACGTTAATAATCAGTCACTTATTTGGAACGACTGTGCAGTTATAGAGGACGGTTCTATTCTCGTGAAAATGCGTGAGATAGAAGAAGCACAGAAAGCGGAAAAAATGCAGACGGAAAGAAGAGGAAGAAAGCTAGGATAGCATAAATAACATTCATTCATATTAATATAAAAAGATAATCACAATATAATAAATCTTTATATTGTGATTATCAATTATTCTAAAAATTAGACACCAAAGTTAAAAGTGAGAACAGCCTCCCCGATAAAATCTAAACCATTAGATAAATCTATTCCTTTTTTACTTAATTCATCTTTAGATAAAATAAAGGTGCCATTTGAATTACCATGCCTGAAATTTGATTGGAAAACTTCACCTGGAATTAGAGCCAGGGCGTTTTTATCAACGCCTGATTGTTGTTCTGATGTCCAACCATTAGTTGGCCCTTTGTATAGGACGTTGTTGTAGCTTTTTCCTGTAATAGCAACATCGTTTGCCCGTGAAATAAATGCTGGTTTACCATCGACCGTAGCATCACTCCATATGAAATCAGCCGCTCCAACTGTATTTTCAGGATTTGCTTTATCAACTAAATGAAACCATTCTGACGTATTATTAACACTTAATTCCGTGTCACCATAAGTATCAGACGCAACAAATGTTAAATATGTTTTTGCATCGCATTCAACCGTAACGACATTATGAGCTACAATGCCTGAGTAAGAGTAAATTTTCGATTGAGGGATAAGTGATGGGCTTATTCTTCCATAATCAAAAAGGACATCACTTTGTGTCGCCCCATTAATAGTACAAGTTGGCGGCTTAATATCACCGTTGATTTTTAAGTTAGCTACAGGGGATTTAGCCAATACTGGCGTTGACATTATAGCCAACATAGTAAGGCTAAGTAATACTTTTTTCAT